CGAACTCCCGCAGCGACGCGCGGATCTGCTCGATCTGGTCAGGCCCATGGATGCGGGCATTGCGCGGGTTCGCGGTGAGCCGCTCGATGGCCCAGATTTCGACTTTGGCGGCCGGCCAAGAGGCTGAGGGTTTTTGGGCTTGGATCACTGAAATCATTGGGATATTTCGTCTCGAAACCAAACCAAACTGAGGTTTTTCGATTTTGAAAAACGCGCGTTTATCGGGCGGCGGCGCCCCCGCTCCCTAACCCCTTGAAGGAAGGACCCTTTTTGGCCTTGCTGCGCCGCACACGTGGCCACACGTGCGCTACTGTCCGAGTGTTGGCCGGAATTGCCGCACACGGCGACGGCGCACGTACGGCCCCCTGTCGCGGTCGTCCAACCGATCGCGTCTGGCGACACGTCAGCGCGGCAGCATGCGTGCGATCTCATGACCAATGCGGGCGACGATGTTGGCAACGCCGGCCTGCCACGCAGCTGCACTCGTATCCTTCACCAACTCGCGCGCGACGTTTGGCCCAAAGACACCACGGATCGGCAGTCGTTGCTTCGACCGACGCAGGAACGCGCGTCCGAACTTCGGCACGATGAACGAGTGCGCGAAGATTCGCCGCTTGTTCCACGGTGCTGCCGACACGCCCTTTCCGCGCTGCACACCGCCGAACCAGGCGATGTTGGTTTCCTCACCGCGCGCCTTGAGCCTGTATGTCAGCGTCGCCGGCGTCGAAAGGACCGTCGCCATCGTCTTGTCGATCGCGCCGTACTTGATCCCCGTCTGCTTGACGAGCGCGCGCTTGACCTGCGTGCGACCCTTGTCGCCCTCGTGGTTCAACGCCCGCGACATTGCGGTCCGGGCTTGCTTGTCGCCGAGCGCGGCGAGCTGGTTGCCGTAGCGAGTCAGGACTTGATCGCGAGCGTTGATGATCAGCTTCATGGCAGGGAGCGTGCCGGGGCCGCGCGCGACTCTCGCGAGCTTGACGGCAAAATAGCCTCAGAAGCCGCTTTCTGTCTCGCCTCTCGATGTCTCACCGAAAAATGTCTCACGCGGTGAATCCGCTTGACATTAAGTCAACACGCCGGATGCCCGTGACCGTTGGCGGCTATATTCACGCGGCGCAACGAAATGACGCGATGTGCCAAGAGCTGATCCTCACGCACCGCAAGCTCGCTTAGAGCTTCAAAAGCAATTACGCGCAGGTCATATGCCCAAAAGAAGCCGCGGATTGCCACGCTGTCGAGATTGGCTCTGAGGGCATCTACAGCGGCTCCGTTCGTCTCAACGCACTTTGATGTTCGAACGAACACCGTCGATGTTGTACTGGTAGGTCTTCAGCCCTTGCCCGCCGTAATATTGTCCGGGCTTATGTCCTACATTCAATGACGGATTGGATTTACCTGCCACTCCCCCGTACGCGGCTCCAACCGATCCGCTCGCCGGCACGATAGCATTCCTACCGGTATTGTTCACAGTCGCAGGCGCTCCTGGGCAAACAAGGCGCCCCCCGACTCGGCTGCATCGCTGAGTAGTAGTCGCGCGCGCTGCCTGTTCGGCTTTGAGTTGCTTTTGCCAAGCTATTTCCCTCTGCATTTCCGCTCGCTGTTGCGCCGTTTGAGCGAGCGCTGTCGTTGCGAATAGCAGAGTCGAACCGAGCAATGCTATCGCCAAAATCCGTTCGATCGTTTCACTCATTAAACATCCCTTTCTCGGTTGACACTTAGTAATGTAGCCGACCGATCTCGAATGGTCCCAATAAAAAAGGCAGGCAACCCCTCAGCTCCACTCGAAAGCTACCGTCAGCGGCTCCGGTAACCAAGTCTCCTCCGGGTCAATCGCGTCGGAAACGACTATGCTGCGCCGTGAGCCAGCGTCCGTAGCTCTTCCGTTGGTGGGCCGCACCACACTATGCGGCCTTTCAACGCCCATCCATCATCGCATCGATCATGCGCCGTGACCGCTTCACCGGCATCCTCCGCCCGTTGAGCCGCCACGCGATCAGACTGAGTGCGAATTGCCAACGCCGATGCGCGGTCGCGCGTGAGATCCCGAAGCGCCAGCAGATTGCCTTCCACGGCGTACGATCCGACCGCGCCCAGACGAGCTTGGCGTCCTCAGCCGTGAGCCAACGCAGCCAGCCGAGCGCCTCCTCCATCCGACTGATGGCGGTGGGCGACGGCGGTGGCAGGCGCATCGGCTCGAGCTGTTGACCGACGAGGTCGGCAAATTCCACAACCATGGAAGGCCATGTGTTGAAGTAGCCTGGGACGCGCACCGCCGGCAGGCGCCGCATCACCTCCGCCGCCTCTACGAGGCGTCCTTCGATCATCTCGACGGTCCAGTTATCCATGGTTTGGCTCCTTGCGCTCCGGACTGCTGCCGTAAAGCTTTTCGCCGAGTTGGCGGACCAGCTCTCGCTCGGGCCACGTCAGTCGCTGGTCGTCGACCGAGACGGCGAGCACGCCCTGCTCTCGCCAGCCCTCGCGCTTGACCTCTTCGGGCGGACGGCGCCTGCCGCCATAGCCGCGGGGTGCCCACCTCATGGCGTCACCTCGGGCAACAGGGTGACGTAGCCGATGACGTCGATGATGCTGTCGCGGTGTCTCGGATCTCTGGCGAGGCGAGCGAGCTTGAGTTCGATCATGCACAGCACGACCTGCGCAGGCGTCACCGTGTGGCCCAGCGTCAGCGACCAGCGCGCCGCGATCGCCGCCATGGACACCGCAGCATCGCCATAGGCTGTGCCTCGCTCGTCCATGATCGCGGCGGCGTCCTCGAGGATCTGTTGGGAGGTCATGCGCTGGCCTCCGTCACGGTTTCTCCCGTTCGGCTTGCCGCTGCGATCAAGTCGACAACCGCGCCGATGATCGAAGCCGGTTCGGCGTTGCCGAGCCGGCCCATGCTGGCTGCGATATGGCGTGGATCGACACCGTGCTGGATCAGGCAGGACATCACCACGCAGGCATCGGCGAGGAGCGCGTCGAGGTTCGATCCCGTCCGCATCCCGTGGGTGAACACTTCTCCCGGACGTCCATCGGGATAGAACCCGATCGTCACGGTGAAGCGTGTGCCGCCATGCTCGACGCTGGCAGTTTCTGCGGCGCGGCGGTCGGGCAGCTTGACCCGTGTCATCGCACGCCCCCCTGGGTCTCGATCGCCCACAGCAGGATCGCGATCGCGTCGGCCTCATTGTCGTCGGCGGGATTGAACCCGCGGGCACGGACCGCGGCGATCACCGTCTGCTTATCGGCGTTACCCTTGCCGGCGATGAAGCGCTTGATCGTGCCGACGGGCACACCCTGGTAGGCGATGCCGTGGTGTTCACACCAGATGGACAGGACAGCAAGCCATCCCCCATAGGCATGTGCGGCGTCGACCCCCGCATGCCTGCGCACTTGTTCGTATGCGACCAGATCGAATCCACCAGAGACATTCTTGATCTCTGTCAGCCACTGCTTGAAGCGAAGGAAACGCATCCCCCCGCCCTGCCACCGATCGATCTTGAACTTGGCCGTGCCGCTGGTAATTGACCCGTCTCCGGCGCGGATGGCCCAGCCTGTCAGCTGGCCAAAATCCAATGCCAGACACTTCATTGAAGATGGCCCCAGTTGTGGCCCGCCAGGATCCTGAACACCGATCGCTTGTGCAGGCCGAAGCCTTCGGCGATCACGCTCCTTGGGATTCCGATCGTCTTCATGCGACGGATCGACTTGACGTCGACATCATCGAGGCGAGACATGGGATTGCGAGCACCGAGCAGTGCGGTGCCGTGCTCTCGGCAATCGCGAAGGTTTTCGCTCTGGGTCGCCCAGCGCAGGTTGCTGGCGTGGTTGTTGGTCCGACTACCGTCGTTGTGCGCCACCCGATGGTTCGCGGACGGCTGAGGACCGTGGAACGCCATCGCAACGAGACGATGAACGTCGATCCGGACTTGGACGCATTTTTGCGACAAGCAGACCGAGAAGTAGCCCGTCTTCCGGTTGCGCAACTGTCGCAGGATTCGCCCGACGTGCGCCCCACTCGCAGATCCTACGCGGCGCACTTCGCCGGCGTCGGAGACTTGGTACTCAGGCCAGCCGGGAATACTGCGCCATTCGGCGCCGGTGTCGGAACCGACACCTGACAAATCAATGGCGCCGGCCGGCATGGCCGGCGACAGCGCAAGATTGAGATTGCTATTCATCACGAAGGCTCACGCAAAGTGGGCCTTCGGCTTTGGTCGAGGACGAAATTACGGCAAGCGAATCTGGGCGATCAAGGAAAAACGAATCCGCTCGCAATTTTTTGGTGGATCGGTTTGCTGCTGCTGTCACCACCTCGATCTACAGGTGGTGACAGAACATTCACGAGCTATGTCAGCTACTTGCGGCACTTGTCACCACTGTCACCACCTAAAAGCGTTCCGAAACATATTCATTAGGAAGAGGTCATTTCGAATACCCCCTTACGCATAATGTATGAAACAGGTGGTGACAGTGGTGACAGTGGTGACAACGTTGAAATGCTTGAGTTATTTTTGTCACCACCTTGGCTATGAGGTGGTGACAGGTGGTGACAGATTCGCGATGCGGCAGAAAAAAAGGGCGCCCAAGAGGGCGCCGGCGGACGTCGAACGATGGTCCCGAACTAACAGGCTCGTCTCGCGGTCGGCGCCTGCATTCCTAGCCGGCCGCGTCGAAGCGACTACAGCCCACGATCAGGCCGGGCTGTTTCATGTCTCGACTCCTCGGTGATCCGGGCGCCGATAGCGCCACTCGCGTAGAGTGCCGGACCGTCGCTGGTATCGCTGCCACTGGTTCCTATTGAGGTAGGCACCGACACGCATCTGATCCGCTTTCGTCCAATGAGCCGGTTCGATGCCGAGTGCACCTTCGAGGATTTCGCCGACGGACGCGTCGGTGAGCGGGTTCGATCGCTCGGCTTCCTCGTCATGCCAGTCGTCGTAGTTGGCATAGCCATGGTTCACGCGGCGTCGCTCAAACACGAGCCAGCGATCGATGCGGGCGTCCCAGGCGTCGGACTGGTAGCGCGCGTCCTGCTCGACATTGGCGGCGGTCATCAGGGCCGGGTCATCGATCCACCAGATGGCACCGGCATTGAAACGGGCGACGGCTTCGGCCCATAGCTGGTCGCGGTCGCGGCGAAGAGCATCGAGATCGATCGTGCCGCAGCGTACCGGCCAGAAGCGGCGGTTGCCG